TAAGAAAGATTTTTGATATTACCAAATTATCTTCCTCTTTTTCTACGAAGTTCTAATTCTTTTAGGTAGTGTGCTTTCCAATGATATTCAACCGAAACGGGTCCATTTGCGAATTTCTTTAAATCATACTTCCATATAGATTTAGACTCATCATCTTCAAATATGTATTCGAATTTGATAGGTTTTTCGGTTTTACTATTATTTTCTTTGGATGATTTTAGTGTCATAACTTATTAATTTTATTTACATTATAATGCGAAACTTTCCCCACATCCACATGTACGGGATGCGTTGGGGTTTATAAATTGAAATCCCTTACCATTTAATCCATCTGAAAAATCTAATTCAGTTCCATAAAGATATAGTAATGATTTCATGTCTATTAGTATTTGTACACCTTTATCTTCTGCTAGAGTATCTGCTGGCTGTTGTTCGGTATCAAATGAAAGGTCATATGATAAGCCACTACATCCACCACCTTTAACTGAAACTCTGACAAAGGGAGTTTTGAATCCACTTTCTTCAATGAGTGAGATTAACTTCTTTGCTGCTGATTCCGATACAGTTACCATTATGCATATTTTAAACCAAAGAATTCATAATTCTTATGTACTGATACTTCATCACCTGCTTTAATTGCAATATCCTCATCTTCGTAAATTGCACTAACAGGACATTCTGGAACACATGCTCCACAATTTATACAAGTATCGGGGTTGATATACATTTGCCCACCGGGAAATGCTGCTCTACCATCTCTTTCAATTTCACCACCTGAACCTTCCATATCGATAGGTCCGTGAATACAATCTACCGGGCATGCACTAGCACACGCGGTATCCATACAATCAACACAACTTTTTCCAATTATAAAACTCATAATTTACTTTTTACTTTTTTATACATGCGAAGCTTCAAAGATTATTTCCTCCAATCCGTTCTTTACTCTATAATCGTTGATAGCTGATTTGATAGCATCTTCTGCCAGTACACTACAATGGATTTTAACTGGTGGGAGATTTAACTCCTCAACTAAATCCATATTATCAATTGTTAATGCATCCTCAATTGTTTTACCTTTTAACCATTCAGTTGCTACCGAAGATGATGCGATTGCTGAACCACATCCAAAGGTTTTAAATTTTGCATCAACAATAATATTATCAATTACTTCTATTTGTAGTCTCATCACATCACCACACTCCGGTGCACCAACCAAGCCTGTTCCTACATTTTGTTTAGATTTATCCAAAGTTCCTACATTTTTAGGATTTTGGTAGTGGTCTAATACTTTTTCTGAATATGCCATATTATCTCTTTATCTATAAATATACAACAAATATTTGAAATTGCCAAATTAGTTTACACCTTTCCTTTTAATTTTTATTCTAGCATCTCCTACTAATAAAAAGTAGCAATTATAACATAACACTCTGATATTATCTATTTTACGATTTAGCCCATCTCCATCTATAAAATCTATTAAGATAGGAGCTTTATTATCGGTGATTCTTCTTTCTTCAAACCCACAACATGAACATGCTTCGGGAATTTGACCGGAATTGAATAATTTATTTTTGTATTTCCATAATGGATATTCTGTATGTTTGCCATCTAATAAGTCCTGTATATCATACTTTCTATTTCTGATTCCGCCACCCTTATTTATACCAATGCCTTTTTGATTAATTAGGTCATCGAAAATGCCGTACATTTTAGCGTACTTCTTATATGTGTTATAAGATATACCCAATGTTCTAGCTGCTTCAAATGCCGAGCGGGATGCGGCCTGTGCTGCTTTGATTTGTGATTCTAAGATAGGTCTTGCTCCTAATCCTCTCTTTGTTAATTTTTCTCCAGCTTCTAAATTTGGGAAGAAGCTTTTGTTTTCTTCATTTTCCATACTAATAACTATTTATTTATAACTATAAGTATATCAATTTTATTTTTTCAGAACATATGTGTAAATATGTTTTGGTAATGTTTGTAATATTTTTACATCCGGATCCTTTTCTTTATATCTTTTATTTATTTCAACCCCATAAGGTCTATCTAACATAGATAATGTTCTTATATGAAATGCTTTCCCATCTACTTCTAATGTTTTCCCACCTTTGGTTTTTCCTAAATATTCAAAATTAGATGCTCTATAAATTACACCCGTATGCCCTTGCTCTTCATCCGCATACGATAAAACAAATTCCCAATCTGTATTTTTTCTTAACCATCTCAAAGTTCTACCAACGAAATAAGATTCTGCATTTTTAGGTGTATCATCGATTAGACACAATCTTCTTAATTCTAAAACTCTATCAGGTGCTTGTGGATGATATGCTTGTCCAGCTGAAGGACCGGCAGGTCTTGTATAAATACATACACCAACCATTTCGGGTATACCAAAATTTCCATCTCTAAAAAGACAAAATGTATGTTTTTCCTGAATATTTACATAATCAGAATAATGCCACTTTTTAAGAAACTTTCTAACCGTATGATTGAATGTTGTTTCTTCTACCCAATAACCATTTAATGCCATATATTAAATTAATACCTTTATCAATTTACTGAATGTAACATCCACACTTTCGGATGTATCCAAATCTATATAAAAATCGATAGGTGGTTCGTAATCTAATGCAAAATATTGCTCTCTACCTCTTATTTTTTGGGTATGGCAATAAATTTCTTGTACTTTGCATTCTGATTTTAATGTTTCTCTCATTTTAATATAAGGAGAAACTAATGATACCACTACATCATGTCCAGTCGATTCTAAATATTTAGATATATCCATTGCTTTTTGGATATTCAGTTCTCTACCTTCTTTGGTATAATTTGTATTTGGAAATAATTCTCTTAGTTGGTCACCATCTATATGAAACACTGTTTTTCTCCAGTTTTTCTTATCCGTTTGTAACCAATTTTGTAACTTTTTTGCCAAAGTAGTTTTACCACTACCTGGCTGTCCCGTAAACCAATATATTGCCATTTTATATTTTTTGTAACTTTTTTAATTTAAGTGTTTCACTAATTTTTCTTTTTGTTTCCTCACTCAATTTATGTCCTTTCAATTTTTCACTAATTTTTAATCTAACATCATCACGTTTTGAAACATTCAGTTCACCACTTCTACCTTTTTTCTTATTATGTTCATCACTATGTTTTTTACCCATATGTGCAACTTTTAATTTTTGTTTAGTTTCATCCGATAAGTTTCTCCCTGTATGTGATAATGATATTCTTTTTCTATTATTTTCATATTTCCAGAAATCAGTCATTCTTTCTTTAAAAGTAAATGCTGGGTGATTGGGGTGACTTTCTTTTGTAAATGTTATACCACCTTGTCCTTTTTCTTCAGTAATATTTGCAAAATCTTTTGAATTTACTATATCATATAATTTTGAATAATATAATGCAGTTTCTTTAAATAACATACTATTATTTGATTCAAATAATATTGTAGTTTTAATATCTTTTGATTTGATATTATGTTTTTTTAAATGAGATTTCCAATATAAACCACTACCATTATATTTGAATGGATTTTTTTCAGTTTTACCCAAATATTTTAATCCTATCGGAGTTTCTTTCAAATAAAGATATATCATAACCTATTTCTTTTTTACTAAATTTGCTGCAGCTTTGTAAACCGGTGTTTTTTTATCATATCCCAATGCTGATTTAACTTTTATATTTCTACCCGTATCTGGGTTTTTAATAGTTTTGTTTAAATCTTTTGGTAATAACGATTTCAAACTCATATCGTTTGGTTTTTCATCTTTTTTCATTTGGGATTGTTTTGGTGCTGCAGGAATATCATGCTGTACATGTCTAACTTTTAATGAAATATTTGGATATTTTTTAGATAATGCTTTTACAGCTGCAACATTTTTATGAGAATCATCTATAAAGAATACATCTTTTACTCCACCTTTTATTTTATCTTCAATCCAATCTGCTTTCTTTTGTGGGTCTGAATCAGCCAATGCTACTACAAATAACTTATCTAATCCAATATCCGATAGATAATCTTTAATTGGTTTATAAGCGCTTCTTGCTGTAAGAATATAAATATCAGAACCACCAGCTCTTACTATGTTTTTAAGTAATCGTGTAACACCTTTGATTTCCTGTGGTTGCTTTACTTTTTCAAAATCTGAGAAATCAAAATCATCACCTTCTTTTGGTTCGTATATAGCGTATTCGCCGGGTGTTAGGGTTGATTTTTTACCATCTTTATGAGTGATGTATATATGCGATTTTGTTTTAACTAATGTATCATCAAAATCAAAAACCCTTATTTTTTTATCAGTTTCTTCATTCATTGGCAAAAACGCTGATGCCATTGGATTTCCATAGACTTTTCCAAATTCTACCTTTCTACCATTCCATACACCAATTGTTAATCTAGCCATTTATTTGCTTCTTTGCAGGTCTAGTTTTCTTATGAAGTTCTTCGTTTTCTTTTGTAAGGTATTCAACTTTAACACTCAATGCTGCTACTTCCCTTGTAAGAGATAGAATCATCATACGAAGTTCATCCTTTTCTCTACCGGCTGCTTCTAATAATCCTTCTAATTTAGAGATACGGTCTTTACAATCGTGTCTGATAAACTCATCATCTCTTTCTTTACTTAGTGCTCTCTTTTCGTAATATCTCCAAGCTCCTGTCCCACCTAATACCGTAATTGCCGTAATTAATACTGAGTATACATTTTCCATTAATTTATTTTTTAGGAGGTTCTATTTTACCATCATCACCATCCATTGCATCATGTACAGAGTTTAGTTGGTCTACTGCTAATGTAATTTGAGAATACATCCAAGAGTCTAAATTCTGTCCTTCGTTCATTCTTTGTAAAATCATATTTGCGTAATCGCAAATTCTTTCAAGTTGGCCTTTGGTCATTTCATTTAAACCACCGAGAGTTTCTTCTGGAGATGATTCATCACCCTCTACTATTCTATGTTTAAGTAATTCAGTCATTTTGTTGAATACTTGTTCTCCACCATCTTCACCTAAACGATATGCTCCACCCAATTTTTCATAAATTTTTACTTTATGTTTCATTGGTATAGCTTTTTCCGCTAATTTATTCCATATTTTTGGATGTGTTACTTCGAATTTCATATGTATTTTATCTTATTTTACCATTATAAATATAAATTAATTATTGTTTGTTAAATATATTTAATTCTTTTTCAAAATTTGCTTCAGCTATTTTCAAAAATTCTTTTTTTCTGTCTTTAGATGTTATATACTTTTTAATAGTATTATTAGTTCTATATAAGTGATTTTCTCCAATTATTAAATTTTCCAATACAAACTGAGAAATAGAATGTCCTTTTTGTTTTAACATATACGCACAAGCCATTATATATGTATCTTCTAAACCATAGTGTCCGAATGATTCTGGTATTCCTGTTTTATCCAATAGTGATTTTGAAATTAAAGTAAACCATCCACCTGCAAATTTGAATGCGTTTATTTCGGTTACATTAACTTCTTGCAATTGTGGTAATCCATCTGAGTAAATATCCGTATTCAAATAATAATCAAATGGTTTGTTCCAATGTTGCTTATTAACAATAACATCCCAAGTATTATCCCATTGCTTAACGAATTCAGGTGTTACAATGATATCATCCAATCCAGCTTCTTTTACCATTTGGTATGCAGATGTTATATAATACAATGTAGTATCTTTAAACATCATATCGCAATCCAACCAAATAAAGAAATCGGCATCTGGGTTATTTTTTAAACTATATCTTCGTTGTGATACGCACCCTAATACTTCGGTTGTTTCATGTATAATTTCCCACTCACACCAATCCAAATATTTTTGACATAACTCAATAGAACGTTCTTTAATATATTCTTTTGGTAATTTTGAATTTTCCCAATCAGTCAATTCATCTGATAAACACATTGTAATGTCTATTTTATATTGAATTGTTTCATCAATAAATGCTGAATTTCTTTTTAATTTTTCTAATGTTAATGCTAAATCTTCCAACTCTTGTGGAAGTACAAATATACTAATTATACCTTTCATAAATTTCTTTTTTAATTTGAGGGTCTCTATCGTATTGATGAACTATTGTAAATTCCTCACCTTTACTATTATAAAATCTTCCATTGTCCAAATACGTTGGGGTTGGTTCGGTTATTAGTAATTCATTTTTCTTTACCCACACTGTACCCAATTGTGTCACAAATCCTCTTTCTTGTTCAATAAAATCTACACTATTTTTATAATGGTCTAATCTTAATAAAACATTAAATGCGGCTTGGTCAGATAGTTGTTCTGAATTAGCTGTTGTTTTACTCCATCTATAAATGTCAATAAACAAATCTCTTATTGCTTCTTTTTTGCCAACAATAGTTCCGGCACAATAACTGATTTGTTCTTTCATTCCAAACTCCCACTCCATAGGAAATGTCGTTCCACTATTTACACATGCCCAAGGGTCATCCTTTAGTTTAATACATTCACTAAATGCAAGTATATCTCTTCTCATCCATTTGTTTAACCATTCCGTTGGGTCTTTTTGAAATATAACATCTTTTACATCTGTCCAAATTATTACATCGGTTTTGTATTCTTGTAATAAAGCGTACATATCTCTGAATCTTTGTAAAATGATATGTTCCTGTAATTCTGATTGAGCGATTAACCAACCTTTCTTATCTAAATATTGAATAACCTCCTGTGATACCTCATATACCAACATTAGCTTCTCACCTTTGAATCCACTTTGTTCAATCGATTCAACATATGGCTTGATATCATCTACTCCGTATTTGGTTATACAGCCTACTATTGTGTATTTCATTATAACGATTTTATTATTTCTTTATCTTTCATACCTGTGATAATTTCAAATTGATTCCATTTATCACCTACTTCCCAATGTTCTGCTAATTTAGCATTTTGAATAATTTCGTATCCACCCAATTGCATAATGAATTGTAAAATATAGTCTGCCCATCCAATTATTTTATTAACACCTGCTAAATAATCATAATCATTCCAAAATGAATCTTTATGAGTTTCCCAAGCTTTTATGAATTGCTCTCTATTAAAAAACGTACCACCACCTGCAGCATAGCCAGGTGAAATCGGATTACCACCCTTATCGCTTATATGCATTATATATTCGTTTGGAATATTATTTGGTCTCATTCTACCAATTGGGGATGGTGCTGTTGGATGTATTGCCATTGAAAATTCTTCTTTAAGAATAGATGATTCTTTTAAAACAAAATCATCCTCTTCTAATAAAAGCATATATTTTGAATCGGTTTTTAAACATGCTTCGTATATACCTCTAACCCATTCAAATGTGTTTTCTTTTGTCCAACAATCATATCCAACATTTTTGCCTGTAAAGTTTCCGCAATACCCCAATTGAAAATTATTTCTACTGAATGTGAATCCGTTTTTGTCACAAATATTGGTATAATTTGTTACATCACCATCATAGTCTACATTTATAAAAATATCTGCATTTGGATAAAATTTCTTTAAACTATTTACTGATTTAAAACCGGCTTCATAGTTTGTCCAAGCCCACAAATACCCACTTACTAATTTACTCATGTCTCATTAATTTATATAAATCATTATTAATTGCATTTACAAACTCATCACATACCCATTGAACTTTATCTTTACCAATCTGATTAACCATTGGTAAATACAAATTATGCATTGCTACACCAACACCATGTGGTGGGTTTATTTCCATTTCTATAATAGCATCTATTAAATTTTGTGTCATAGAATGTGGAAATACTATAAATGTATCATTTACAATCGGTAGATGTGTGAATTCTGGTTCTCTCCATAAAAAATTACATTTAGTAAAATCATATGGATATTCTTTAAATGGATTTTTAAAAAAATTAATATCAAAACGAGTTGATATTACTAAATCCAAATCTTCATTTTTAAGTTGTTCTAAGCTATTAATATATGCTACGGAAATCATTTTCATTCCGTTAGGAAGTTTGTCACCACCTCCTAATGTGTTATATGTAGGATGTGTAAATTCCGATTTAATAACTGGGTGATATGCTTTTATTATATCATTTTTTTTAATACTATCGTAACTGAATATGTAATATTGAACATCATGTCCTTCTTCTTTTAATGGATTAATTACATTTGTTATAAACCCATCAATAGCATCTTCGTAGTTTCTATATCTACCATGTGTACCATCGTTATACGAAATACCTACTAAATTAATTCCTATTTTCATAAACCATTTCTATATATTCTCTATTACGAATTATTTTTGAATTTCCATTTTCAACAAACCCTAATTCGGAATAAAGATTTTTAGCAAAATTATCAACGAATACCCAAAGAGATGCATATTTTTTATCTTTTAAATAAAGTTTATATGCTTCTCTCGCGTATCCCATTCTACGATACATCGGGTGTATATCTGCACCCACTACATCGCCATTAGTTCTAATATATCCAACTCTTTTATTATCATCTTCAATTATATACCAAATTGGATGTGTTTCTAAAAACCATTCAGCACATTCTTCTAAGGTAAATACTGAATCGTTTTCTAAATTTACTCTAGTTGTTTCATTATTTCGAACTTCTAATATAAATGGTAAATCCCATATAGTTAGTTCTCTTAAAATCATTACCAACCCTTTTTAATACAATCAACAATATATTGCCTTTCTTCTTCGGTAACCCACCAGCCTACTGGTATTGAAACTACCTTTGGCAATACTCTATCTAATGTTGGTAGAGGACTTCTGAATTCTTTTACTGCCGTATGTTTATCGTTTCTCTCATGTACTTGTGATACTACAATACCACAATCTTTCATATGTTTGTAGAATCCATCTCTATTCTCAACTAATAAACTATAAATCCAAAATGCTGAATTGTGGTCTGGCTTTCTTTCTAATAGGGTTATACCATTTACACCTTTCAAATTCTCATCATAGAATTTAGCATTTGCTCTATGCTTAGAAATAATAGTTTCGGCATCTTTTAGATTCTCCATACCAACCGTTGCACATACATCATTCATATGGAATTTAAAACCCCATTCAACGATATCAGCTTCACAGCGGAAATCTTTTCTATTACCACCTCTATCAATACCATACCAACGAATTAACTTTGCTCTATTGTATAAGTCCTGATGTGGCAATACTAACAAACCACCATCTATTGCAGTAATGTGTTTGATTGCCTGTAAAGAATACATAACCATATTACCATGATTTCCTAATTTCTTTCCTTTATATTCAGAACCAAATGAGTGTGCACCATCTTCAATGATTGCCGGTCTAAACCCATATAACTCAAGTGATTTATCTTGTATTCTTTTTAATCTATCCAAATCCAATGGATACCCACCCCAATGAACTGCAATGATTGCTTTTGTCTTTGCCGTAATTTTTCTTTCTAAATCATCCAAATCCATATTAAGAGTTTTCTCATCAATATCAACCCATTTGATTTTCAATCCATTTGCAAGGATAGGCCAATTGGATGCGGTGCAAGTTAATGCAGTTGCAAGAACTTCATCGCCATCTTTTAGGCCAGGCCAATTTCTTTCAAGAACGGAATAACCATCGGCTATAATTGCATTTGATGATTTTTTTAATAAGTGTAATGCAAGATGTAATCCTGATGTACCCGAATTTAAAGTTACTACTCTATCTGAATTGAAATATTCATTTAGTTTTACTTCGAACTCATCTACTTTAGGTCCTTGTCCTATATACCCACTATCCAATATTTTACCAACTTCTATTTTAGCGTTGGGATTCATATGTACTTTAAACAATTGAATCGGTGTGTTGATTTTTTTCATATTAATACCAAAGTTTGTTTTCTCTTAATAATTCAAAAGGTAATTCATTTGTTTTTATTGTATCATTGAATAACCCTTTTCTTTCTAATATTTCCGTAAAGTTTTTTTCTGCAAAATTTATAATTTCCGTAGATTTTATATGTGTAACAAATTCATTGAATATATTTTTAAATATTTTATTTGCATTGGATTGATTTGTTATACATAAATTATCATCAAATATAAGATGACCAGGCCAATGCATTCCTGATGTGTTTATTTTTGTTAAATCTAAATTTTCTAATTTAATTGGATTAGGTGTACCCAAATCAAATCTACTTCTAATAATACAATCGTATTCACCTTCTATTAAATTATACCCCGTTTGCCAACTATAAAACATAGGTAATGCTCTAAAGTTTCCAGCCACATCATATTGCTCTAGTGGTCTTGACATATCATCATTTGGAGATATTACACCATAACGATATTCAGTAAATTTGAAAGGTATTTCTTTTATAAATTTAATCGGATTATATACATCCAAAACTTTCTCATATTCTTCATCTTCCCAAAAATGCAAATAAACATCAGTATCATAATTTTCAACTATGTTTTTCCAATAATGGTTGTATCCTTCTTGTACTTTTCTTGGTAACCCTGTAAGTAATAATGCTACTTTCATTTATAATTTTTTATATAATCTGAACAAATTCCAATACATTTACTAACATCATCATTGTATATTTCCGGCATAACTGCAATACTTCTTTCAATTGGTTGTTTACCTGGAAATGCCCAAATATAATTTCTAGATGTTAAAGTCATTGTATCGTTTTCATGCCAAAAATAGTTAAATCCACCAATTGCATTAAACCACTCGGCTGCCTCTATATTTTTACAATGTATCCATAATTTGCTAACTCTCTGATTAAACCAAAGTTGCGTTACACCATATTGTGGTTCATCGTGTCCTAAAAATAAAACACCTTCAATCATCCAAACATCTATCTCTACATTATATCCTTCTGATATTGCTTTATCAATATATACAGGTTCGTTTTCGTATGATTCAAACTTTCCGTCAATATTTCCTCTATGTGATATTAGTATCATTTTTTATAATTTTCCAAATAATGTTTTAAATCCTCTGGAGTTCCCAATCCCCACATATTTTCAGAAGGTATGTGGTAGTTATAAATTTTACCACCATTTAATATTGCTTCATTATAGACAGGACATACA